CAAAAATTTAATTCTGATTGAACAGGTATTTCTCTAATTTTTAATTCATTAGCTTCTTTAAACAAAGGTTCATAAACTTGTTTTTGAGTTATTCTTGCTGCTTCTGCTACTTCAGGTATTGCATGGTCAAAACTATTAAGTCTTGCAATACTAATTTCTTTGGCAAATTGTGTTTCATTTAACCATCCTTCTGACTGAGCTTGTTTACCTCTGTTTTTAAACATCATAAAAAAATCAGTTTTAGGAACTGAAGCACCAGTTTCAGTTTGTTGTCTTTGAACATATTTAAGATATTGGTCTTTAACCATTTTATGAGATTGTATTTCCCCTACTCTCATCATTCTCATATCGGTTTCTACTGATTTACCAGTTGCATCAAAACCCCATGCTTTAGTATTTTTAAGTTTTAATAATGGAGTATCTAATAAATCTCCCATCATTTTTCTTGCTGTTAATGAAGTTTTTTGTTTAATAACTCTAAACACAGGATTCCATGGGCCATCTTCTCCAAATATACCTAAATTAGATTTTACAAATTCTTCTCCATGCATTTGTTTTTTAGCTGTTTGTTTTATTGGTTGTGCTGATACATCAGCACCAACGGAACTAGGCATAGGATCTGTTTTATTAGGATTTATAAAAGTACCATCAATAGCAATATCTGTTTCTTTAATATTAGTTGATGTTCCATTATAATAATTATCTAATTCTTTAATTTTTTTTTGAGTTTTAAAACTTGGAACTGAACTTAACTTACTAAATAAATAAGGAATTGTATAACCATAAGCTCCTACTAATGGTATATAACTGTCATCTCTTATAGGATCTATTTCTTGTTTAAATAATTCTTCTCCCACCATAGTAGTTCCAACTATTTTTCCTACATTTCCAAATTTTGTAAAAAATAATGCACTTGATGGATCTAATGCAGCACCTGCTATTTTTCCTAAATAATGCCAAGGTGAAGAATAATTTAATTCTTGATGTTTTTGATATTTGTTAATTAATGCACCTGTTTCTGCTTGGCTTTTACTAAAGTAAAATAAATGCATAAAATCTTCATATCCTTTTAATTGTGGATCTTGGGATGCCGAATAATTTTCTTCTTCTGTAAAATCAGAATTATCAGACATATGCTGATAAATCATTGTAGGTAAATTTTCTGTTTCAAATCCACCAACAAAATCTTTTTTCCAATCAAATTCTATTCGATCTTGATTTGGTTTATGGGTTTTTGGTCTAGGAAAAAAAACCGTCATTATAATTTGCCTAATTCACCATTGTATGAATTAATAGCTTCTTCATAACCTGTAAATATAACAGAATTTACATATGGATTATTATTACCAAATTTTTCTTTAAAATATTCAAATCCCATTTCATGTTGTGTTATAAATTTTAATAATTTATGCATTTGATTAGAATCCATTAAATCAATAGTATCTTCTGGCATAAAATTAGTATGTTGTTTTAATGATTTTAAATATGAATTTGAATCTTCAGCATACATATTAAAAATCTGTTCTAAAGTTGGAGATGAACCATATCTTGTATCAACTTTATTTAAAGCAGCAGTTAACGTAGAATGATTTAAAATAGTTTTAACTGCAGCTCTAATACTATCTTTTGGTTTTGAAAATACAGCAAATTTTCTACTATCGTTTTGATAATTTAATGGAATTTCTCCATCCCAATTATCTGAGCTTACAGCTCCCCAGTTATTTGTTCTGTGAGTTAATCTTAAATTTTTATTGTCATAATTATCTAATGCATATTGTTTATAACTTATTTGCATATTATTATTACTCATAACTGTTTTTTCAGGAGGTAAACTTGATTCAGTTAATTTTTCTAAATTTGAAAAATCTCTGTTCATGTTAATTTTTTTTTGTAAACTTAATCTTTTATTAGCTGTTTCTGCAGCTACTGATAATTCAGTTATAATATCTCTAAATTCTCCTTTAAAACCCATTTGTCTTGCTAGAAAAGCAAAAGGTCTTATTTCTTTAGGTTGGTCATTAATACCTGGAATATCAGGGTAAAATCTAAAATCACTTAATTGTAATCCATTTCTAATAATGCTATGTAATATTTTTTTACCTCTATCTGATCTTTCGAATAATTTTCCACCAAATTCTATATTTGATGACAATTGTTCATAAATTTCATTTGTAGTATCATTAATCAATGTAGCCATTGTTCCTTGAGCTGGCCCTGGTATTGGTGCTTTAGTATGGTCAATCCATCCAGCAGGTTTAAAATTACCTTCAACTGGAATTACAAAATCTCCATCCCATATATTTAATTTATATGCAGGTTGACCATTTTCATCATTATAAGTTTGTCTTACAACTTCAATTTTAACATCTTCATTATTTTTATTATCAAAATATTTGTTTAATGTTTCTTCTATTTGATTCCAATTTTTTCCAAAAACATCTTCTGAATTTTCATTTGTCATGTATGCTTTTTTAATATGATGATAATAATCATTATCATTTATTGTTGGATAAGTTTTCCAAATAGGATCTTTAACTAATTTAGGTTGCCCATCATTAGTATGTATTTCAACACCCCATCCAGATTCTTTTAATTTTCTAGTAGCTATATTCCATGCTTGATCTCTTAAATTTTTATTTCTATCACTCCATGGATCAATGTTATTTTTAGTTGTTAAATTAGCCATTGATTCATAAAAAAAAGTTTCAAGCTGTTTATATGCAACTGGTGGAGTAATGTTGCTTGGTTTGTAAGCAAAAAATGTACTTTGATCTGCAGCTGTAAATAAATTTTCATTTAATTCACCTTGACCACCTTCAAACATTTGAGAAACAAAATTAGGTGATGCTACATTATCATTGTAAAGTTCTTTAAATTTTGAAGTGTTATTTTCGTTTTTACTAATTGCTTCTAATCTTATATTGTAATCATCATTATCAATATTTTTTAATATATTAGTTGCAGTAGTAAAATTATTGTTGTCTATTTCATCTATAACACCAGCATCTATAGCTTTTTGATATTCGGGAGGATATTCTTCATTAGGAAATAAATTTTTTGCATATTCGTAAATTTTAGCTTTTTCTGCAAATTTAATTAAACTAGGTTCTTCACTATAATCTGCTGCTTTGTTTATTTCTAAAGCTTGTTTTAATTGAGGTGGAAAATAATTTTGTAATTTCATTGTATTAATAGCAGTTTTAAAACTATCACTTTGTAAATTACTAAATTCAATTTTATGAATAGCAGGATCTAAATTAGCAAGTATAGCATTTGCCCATTCTTCTTTAGTAACATTTTCATCATTAAAGTTAATTAATTTGTTTGGATTTTGTTCTGATTTAGCAACAACTCTTTGAATATTGTTTGTTTTTGCAACATATTTAACTAAATTTTTATATACACTAGATCCTAATTCTACGCCTAAATCTTCTGCTAAAACATTTGCATCTACAGCACCACCTTTAAACATTTCTATACTTAAAGCTTTGCCAGGTTCTTTTAATTCATTTAAATCTGGTTGAGGTTTTTTTGCTTTGCCAAATATATTTTGTGTAGTGTATTGTTGATATAATTTTTTAATTTTATTAACATTTTCAGATCTTTCAAAAGGATCTTTTAAATAATTATTATATTTTTTATAAATAGGATTTTCTTTATTTTTAGATTGCAATGCAAATTTATCAACACCATTTGCATATTGAGTAAGATATTTAATAGCATCTACTTCATCAATGTTTTTCATTATATTAAACACTCTTAATATTTCTATATTTTTAATATCTTTATCTAAATCTGTAGTTAATTGACTTTGAGCTATTCTACGTGTTTCAACTAATGACTCTTGTCCTAAACCATAATTTTGATTTAACGTAATTAATTGTTCATCAATATGATTATTAAAATCTATTGGAGATGCATCAACATCTTGATTAATTTCATATAAACGTGTATTTAAATCTTCTTTAAATTGTACTTTTTTAACTTCCCATCCATTTAAAGCATTACGAGTATCTTCGTTTCTTGCGTTTGTAGATGCAAAGTTCATGTTAGCAAGATTTTTTCCTGCTAATACATTTTGAGCAATCGGTTTAAATGCGTTTGGTGTATTTGCTAATACAGTTTTAGAATAAGTATCAACTGCATTTCTCATTCCTTCTGGATCAGATCTAAATTGATCTTTTAAATTTAAATAATGATCTCTAGTAGATTGGTCAAATTGAAATTGCCAATTAACTTTAGCATCAGCTTCTGCTGTTTGTTGAAAAGTATTAATTATATCTGAAATAGGTTTAGCTATTTGAGCTGTAATATTTGTGCTAGGCATTGGTGCTAATCCAAGATTTTCTGTATTTAAATCAACTGTTTTTTTACCTTGCTTTAATGCCATTAAATATCATCCCTTTTATTTGTAGTTCTACTTAAATAATCCCAATCGTATTGTCCTTTAGATGGTGTTTGGTAACTTTTTGCATATGATGCAGTTTTAAATCCTGCTGCAACTATATTTGCATAAGCTCCATATTTTTGAGCTTTACCCATAACTCTTGTAGTATAAATTGCAGAATCTAATTTAGATTCACCACGAAGAACATTAAGTTTAATATTAGAAACATCTCTTGCTGCTATTCTATCTATTTCTGAATCAATAGCTAAAAAACTTTCACTATCATCGCTATATCCAGAACCTGCAACTATAGCTAAATTTTTTTTTCTTAATCTTCTAGCTTCTTCCATTACATCATTAGAAGCTTGTAATCCTTTAAGTCTGTTAAATTTTTTATCTCTTTCATATTCAGCAATTTTTGCTTTGTTTTGAGCTTTTTGTGTTTCTAATTGAGAAAGTGTACCTGCACCTTGTACTACAAAACTTGCAATAGCTAATGTAACTGGATCTGCACTCATGAGAAAACTACCTCTACATTCATACCTAATATTTTTAATGGTAATGGTTGATCTTGAGAAATTGTAATTGTAGGGCTTGTGTCATACCCCATAAAAAAAAATTCTTTTTTACTTGTAAAAGGAACTAGGTCAGAGCCACCAGAGAAACTAACTTGTTGAACAATTAAAGATTTAGAGGTGCTGTCTGCAGCTTTAACATTCATATTTAACGCAGAGTTAAGATCTATGATGGCTCTTGATATTCTTCTTGGTGTACCTGTTAATGGGCCGTCAGGTAATTCTTTATCTATTGGCATTGTTTCTACAACAGGTGTAAAATTAAAACCAACTTTAACTCCTGTTCTTGCAGCAGTTGTTAATTCAATTGTGTCAGTTAAAACATCTGCTGTAAATTCACCTAATGCACTATTGCCATCAACTGCAAATATTTTATCACCACCATATTCTGGATTAACATTATGTAATAATCCTTTAGTTATTGAAACAGTTGCATTATCAGATGGTGATGGTGCAGGAAGTGGTGCGCTTAAAGTTATATCATATGAAGTACCACCATTACTAATTACAGCTTCAATATTAAACTCTGGTGTAATACCTACAATTCCAATTGCTTCTCCTATTTTTGGTGCAGATGTAAATCCATCTACTTTTAAAATATTTCCAGTTTGACCAGCACCCTGTACTAAAGGTGTACCTTTTTGATTAACAGTAGTTGTAGTTTGCATATCTAAATTTACTCTGTCGTCATTACCAAATTTTTCTAAAATAAAATGAGTTCCACCTCTAAGAGTTCTTCTAGTAACACAAACTAAATTTTCATTTAAAGATATTATAGATTCAAATGTATCAGTATTGTTTGTTCGATTTGATGCACCTTCTGTTGTCCATTTTGTCCAACCTGTTAATTTTTCATCTCGAATAGAATGAAATACAGCTAATGATCCTACATTTGGATGTTCATCTGTAGGCTCAGTTACTTGTTGTTCAAAAGGAGCAGTTGGTAATTGTGTGTTTAAAAAGAAAGCATATTGTTCAGGTCTAAAATTTCCACCTTTAAGTACAGCAATTTGTTTTGGATTAGTTACTAAATGTTGTGCAAGTAAAGATACAGAACTAGATTTGTAACCATCTTCCATATCTGAATAAACAAATTCTCTAATAGACTTACCAGTTTTTTGTGCAAATACTGCTGCTGAATCAAACATATGAGGTGCAGCTCTATTACATCCATATGGAGTTTGTTTTAGAACAGTTACATTTCCAGGGGTAATTGAAAGATCGTTTGCTTTTGGAATATAAAATTCACCACTATCTGTAAATACTTGAAGTTCTTTACCAGATAATAAATGTCTAACTTCATTAACTTCTGAACCTCCAACATCAATATTAATTGCATCTGATGCTTCTCCTGTTCCTACGTCAAAATTAAAATATTCTGCAGTATTAGATGCAAATATTGCAGCAGGTTTAGATGTAATTCCTCCAAACCAAAGTCTGTTAGCATGAAAAGTTACTGCTTGAGGATAACCTCTTGTGTCTGAAATTAATTGTTCTTGCCAATCGTGATGAGGGCCATTACTTCCTATGTCTTCATAAATATCAATTGTTGCAACAGTATCAGATGTTCTACCTGTTATTCTACATTGTTTACCTTTAATTAATAAACGATTATTGTGTGCTGCGTGTATACTTGAATTAGGTGGATGAATAAAAAAAGGTGCACTTGCTGTTACAGTTCTTGCTGTTCCAGCAGTGTTTGCTGATAATGTTAATGTAATACTACTATCTGCATATCTATAAAAAGGCATTAATTTTTTATTAACACCTTGTTGTGAAATAGTTGTGTCTTCGTCAAATTCAAAAAAAGACGCAGTAAATAAAGAAGAAGATTCTCTAAATATTTTTACAGTTCTCCATCCTGAATGACATATAAAAACTGTATCTCCAAATTGTGCAAAAGTTAATTCATTTAATAGTGCTCCTGTCCAAGGTGTTGTATTTGCACTACCTGTTGCAGGTTGAATAAGAGTTCCATCAATATCATAAATAGCAAATGAATATTGTTGTAAAACAATAATAGCTATTTCATCATTTGAAAAAACAAAGGGAATTAATCTAGTTCTGTGAGCTGGAAGTGTTGCTAAATATTCAGTACCTGGTCTTCTCATTATACCACCTTCTGCAAGTAATGAAAAATTTCTACATTGCTTTGCCCCATTATTGTAGGCAGGAATATCTATACGAGAATTTAATAAAGGATTAAGTTCTCCAGATGAAAAGTTTGTTAATACTGTTTTTAGTCTTCTTGGCATTATACATCAGTTCTTGTAGAGTTTCTTAAATTTATATATCTTGTAGTATCAAGTGTCTTACTTGTAACTTCAGCTGAATCTATATTTTTGCTTATTAAAAATTGTCTGTCTGATAAAGTTTTAAATTCTCTAGTCATTGCAGTATCTCTTGCAATTGATCCTGCAAATGCAGAAGCAAGATCGTATATTAATGCTAATCTAAAATGAGGTGGAAAATAATCTTCATCTACTCTAAAAATATAATCTAATATTACATCATGGTTGGAACCATAAGAATTTATATAAAGCATATCCTTATATCTTGTGTAAGGAATAACGTAATCATTAACTGTTACTGTACTAATTTGTAATACTCCAGGACTTGCAGGTAGTTGATATGCATAATCATATCTTCCTTCTGGAGCTGCAGTTAATAAAGATAATTTTTTTTGATTTGTTGCAAATTTCCATCTGTGTCTTGTTAAAGATGATTCTGCAAAGTCTTCGTAAATATTAGATGCAACTAATGCTTCAGTACTTCCATCTGAAAATGATGTTATAGGTTGAGCACCTATCATCACCAAAGCTCTTGCACATATATCTACTTTTGTTGTCATATTTTAAAAAAGAATCTAGGGGGATTTCTCCCCCTAAATTGAAATTAGACTATGCTAATTTTGCAGTTGTTACAGTTGTTGCACCACTTGCAGAAGTAACAGTAATTAAATCTGCTTCTGGAGTTCCACCGATACCAGTAGAACAAAGAATTAGATCACCTTGTTTTAATTCTGCGTAAGCACTATTGAAGTAACCACTACCCACTACAGTTGAAGTCGCATCTCCGTCAGTATAAAACCAAAGAGAGTTGCCACCCATCTGAGCTACCTTCTTAATCGGATTGTCAGTTGCGTATGCCATATTATTATATCTCCTTAGTTATTATTCTGCACAAAGCTGAACTCTTGCAGCGTCACCATCGATTTGTACTGCACCTAAAGATAACATTGAAGTTATTAGGTGAGATACTTTCTCAGGTATGTAGTTGACTTCAGTTCTAACATCTGAACCAATTCCACAACCAATTGCTGATTTGTGGAAGCATAATGTTTTTCTGTCTGAAGATGGTTTTGATAAACCAGAGTGAACGAAGAACAAGAAACCCATCCATCTTTTAGCAGTCATGCCAGAAGGGAATGGAAGATCTTGTGGGCCTACATATTCTACTCTAGAGAATTGATCTATTGATAATAGATCAGACCATTGTTTAGGCCCAACAACCCAGTATCTTTGATTATCATCTGGAACGTCATTTCCGTTGAAAATTTCCATCATGTTTTTTGCTTTAATCAAAGTCATACCAGTTGCTGAACTTGATACGTTGTTTGCGATAGAAGTTGAACCATCCAAAACATCCACAAGCACTTGGTCAGTTTTTCTACCTAGTGCATATGCTGCTGAAGAAGCTACAACTTGTCTTTCGTCAATGTTTATCTTTAACTCGTCTAACTTATCAACGTAATCAGCTGCATAGTAATCAGTTAAAGTTGCAGACACATTGCTGTGAGAAAGATCCATAGCAACTACTTCAGCATGTCTTGCTTTAGTATTTGCAGATCCTTTTGCTACTTTTTGAAACTTAACAGTAGATCCATTGACACCGTTAACTGTTCTAACAAGGTTCTTTAATTTGCTTCCCATTCTTTGGTAAGCCATATGAACTTCTGCTTCGAACTGAGTTATAAAGGCATTAGTTATTGATGTTGCCATTATTGTGTCCTTTGTTTGTTATTGTTAATGTACCGATTATCTTTTTAATGCAGAGGATCGTTATCCAGTTAAGGGCAATCATTGAACATTTTAAAGGTCTTGTTTTTAGAAATATTCTAAATAAGTGTTATTTGGCAACGCACATTAAATCCAATGTTTAGGAATAGTAATAACTTCTCCATATTCTATTTCCCCATTGTCATCTTCTGAGTAAGTACCAAACAAAGTAATAAAAGCATCTGTTTCTTTATAGATCCAAAATTCTCCTGTAGTACATAAAACAGGTTTAGCAGCTTCCATCTGTTTGATAGATAGCCACCCTGTTTGGCTTACACAATCAAGCCATTTAAGAGGTTTTTTAAGCCTCTTATATTTTTGATTAACTTTGTCCTTTATAGGCTTTTTCATACAATTCCGTTACTCGTTTAACATAACCTGGATCACGTTTATTTGAATCCCAATATCTAGGATCATTTAACATTGCTTTTAAATCATCTTGAGTTGCTTGTGCATCTACTTGAGTATTAGAAGTTGGCATATTAGAATCTTTATTAAGTTTCATAAGTTCTTCAACAACTTTTACTCCATCAGCAGTTGATGCTAAATTTGCAATTGTATTATAACCTTCTGGACTTAAATGTTTTTTAGACCACATATCTGCAGCTTCTATTCGTTCTCTACCAGCATCTCCTAATTTTTGTGTTTCAACTTGTGGATTAGGAATATTTGCTAAAGCATTATCTACAAAAGCTTTTACACCACTATCATATTGATCTTGAGATAGACCTGCATCTTTAGCAGTTTTATCCCACCATTGAACAATGGGCATTTCTTTGTCTATTTTTAAATCAACATTACTTTCTAATTCAGGAACATTTAAACTATAATTTTCAGGAACATTTTTTAACTTTTCAGCTTCTAAATCTGTTCTTATTTGTTTAGTTAAATCTTCTGTTCTTGATCCTAGTTTAGATTCAAGTGAATTATAACTTGATGCTAAATTTTCTATGTTAACTTGTTTAGTTGTTTCATCCCAAAATTTATCCTGCACATATTCAGGTTTATTTGCTTCAGAAGGTGCTTCTGTAGCGATTGGTGCTGAAACTTCAGCATTATCATCTGCCATCTTGTTCTCCTTTTTTGGTTCTTGTTTTTATTATTCCAACTAAAAATCTCATACCTTCAATATGAAATAATTGATTGCTTGTAACATTAGGGCCTGCAACAGCTTCGGTTGTAATTGATTGCAGGTATTCTAATACTTTTTTTCCTTCTTCACCTTTAAACACATTTGCAAAATGTTTATTTAAAATTTCCTCATCTTTTGAAGATCTTGAATAACCATCTATGCTTGTTGTAATTTTAGGTTTTTCTTTGTTTAACGCATCCCATGTCATCTATGCTCCTGGTGGAGCTTCTCCTCCTTCTGCTGATTGTTGTAATTGACTCATTTTATCAACTAGTTCTTTTTGTTCTTCTTCATCTCTAATTAATTTTTCAGGTAAGTTCATTTTTTCTGCTAAATATTTTGCAGTTTGATTTTGATCTACAATTAAATTAATCATTTGTGGGCCAAACGTACCTGCTATTATTTCATTAAATCTAGTTACATCTGCAACATCTTGTAAATGTTGAGCTTGTGCTAAAGGTGATCTTGGAGCTATTTTAACTTCTCTACCATTTACTTTAGGAATATCTATTCTACCTTGTTTAGATAAAATTCTAATAATTCTTCTTAATAATGGATTAATTAATTCAGATTGTAGTCTTCCAAAAGAAGCACCTATTTGTCTTGATAGATCTGCCATTCTTTCAGAAACTTCTGTTGCAGTCATTGGAGTACCTTCAGGTTTTCCAAGAGCTTCCATGTATAAAGCTTTTTTAATATTTTGCCTCATGTCATTTAATACCAATTGAGCAACATCAAAATTAGATGCTGCTTGAATTGGCAATAGACCTTTAGATCCTGGAGCTACTGGGATTAAAGATCCTGGTACGAGGGAAATGTTATCAGGATTAATTACACCATCATCTTCGTAAGTATAAACACCACTTACTGACATTTGAGCATTTTGTAATATTAATTCAATTGTAAGGTTACAAGTTTTAATAGCACCCATTGCATTAAATACTGGGCCTCTACCATAAACTTCACCAGATGCTTTATTCCATCTAAATACTAAATAA